ATACAAAATTTTTTATTGTAACGGCAAATAAGTCTAAAATTATTAGACCAATATTGTCTAGATTTTGTGAAATATTTTGCAATGTAAATAATATGAATATTATTTATAAATCATTAGCAATAAATAATAGTAACAATAATAATAAATTTAATAGTAAACTTGTACTAATCATAAAAAATTTAGATAATGCTATGAAAGACTTAACTAATAATTGTAAAAATGAAATATTAATTAATTATAGTTCATTAATTTATAACAAAGGTATTAGTGCTAATAATTTATTAGAGTATTTTACTAATTGTTCAAATTTTAAATCTGACTTTTCAAAATTTGTATTTTTTTTTGATATTTATAAAAAGGAAATAAGATGCGAAGAATTTCTAATATTTATTATTTTATATTTTTACAATAATAATTGTATTATTAATTTTTCAATATTTAATAATATTTAGTTTACACAATTTAATAAATAATTTAATGAACAATTTAATAATTAATTTAGTTTAAATTTTATTTAAAAAATAATATTTAAACTATAAATATGGATGATTATACATTATCAACAATAATTGAATCAAAGAATGAGTGGTGTGCTAGATTAACTAATACTTTAACACCCTGCATTATTGAAGGTTTAAGATCTGTTTTTTCCGAAGCCTATAATGTTTGCAAAGAAAATGACGAAGAATCTAAATATTTAATGACATTTCAAAATTTTTTAAATAATATTCCAAAATGGAGTTCTGAAATAGTTGAAACTGAGAAACAAAGAATAGTTACATCAAGTGCATGTAACTATTTAGAAGATTTATTATCTTGTGTTCATATTACACAATTAAAATCATTAACATCTTCTCGTGTAGGATTAAAACAAAAAAAAATTAATATAGATATTCCAGATTTATGTAAATTTATACATAAAACATATATTAATGTTGCCCGAAAAGTTTATGTTAACATATATTTATTTGAACTAAATATTAAACCATTACAAACGCAAAAAAATAATAGAGAATTAGAATTAATAGTAAAAGAGTGTATTTTAAATACAATAAGAGAGAGTATACCTATTGAACATATATTACAAATGTATTTAGATGAAACGCAAGAAACAGATGTTGAAGTAGAAGAAAAAAAAGAAATCGTTACGGATAAAGAAGCATTAGAGAAACTGAATAAATTAAAAGAAACAAAAGAACTAGAAAAAATAAAAAAAGAAGCACTTGAAAAAATAAAAGAAGAAAGTAAAACAAACTTAAAGAAAGCAATTAAAAATGCAACAAAGGATTTAAATGAAGACAATTTAGAAACATCAAAAAATAGTAAAGGTTCAAACTCATTATTTTCAAAGTTAGAATCTAATTCCAGTAATAATTCGACAGATGAATCTAATAACGAATCCAATGATGATTCTGATATAGAAGATAATTATAAATTAAAAATAGATAAATTGAATATTAAATCAAGTGACTTAAATATTAAAAATATAAAAAATGATCCCGACGAATTAGATTTAGATATTTTAGATTTAAAAACCGAAGTGAGCACTGATGACGAAAAATCAGATTTGGAGTTAGATTTAGATATAGAAGAATTAAAATAAACTAATTCGTTATATATATAAAATTCATTTGTTTTCTAATAATAAATGAATTTTATACTACCATCATTGGCAATTAGTATTATATTTATGATCTATAAAATAATAGATATGAAATATATAACTAAAGAGGAAAAATCATTAAAAAATGTAACAAAGGATAGTTTAATTGTATTTCTATGCAGTATGGTTTCAATGTTTGGTTTAGAGCAACTAAAAATTAATGAAATAATAGGCAATTCTAAAGACTCTTTAACTGCTTTTACAAATGAACCAGATTTTTAATTCTTAATTTTATATTTTATATTTTATATTTTATATTTTATATTTTATATTTTATATATAAAATATAAATTTTTTAGACCATAACTGGTAACTCATCAATATTAAATATTGCTTCTGGATTATTAATTTTCTTTTTGGCTATTAGATAATTTTCAAACAATGGTTTCTTTAATACATTTTGTGGAGTATGCTTATGAACACTGCGTGCTATCATTTTATATAATTTAAAATCAGGATATCTCTCAGACCCATCATTTTTATACAATATATTTTTATTTTTATCATCAAAAACCCATTCTATCATTAGTTTTTTAATTGGGGATTTTAATTTTTTAATATCTTCTAAATCATCAATAAAATAATCAAATAAACTACATCCTAAGCGACATAAATCAAAACTATAATTTGGATCTAATCGTGGTTTATTTTCATTTAAATAAGGTTCACAGTTATATTGTGTGGCAGCATCTCCGTCTTGCGAATAACTATCGCTACACATAAATTTATTTTTGAAGCTATAAATAGCTCTTCCAAAATCAATTATTTTATATATTTTACCAAATGTAGGAACTTTATAATGACTATTGTTAAATTTATAATATAAATATTTCTTTTCTGTTGCTACATAAACAATATTATTTGTATGTAAATCATTATGAGTAAAATGAAAAACTTTCTGATATGTAATTAGTGTAAATAATATTTGTAAAACAATAGACTCCCATTCATCATCTTTAATTTTTTTACTTGAAATATAAGAATCTAATGTATTTTCACAACATTCTAATACTATAATTTTAACTGGAAATTTATCTATTGAGCAAAATATTTCTTCATCATCATCATAACTTTCTTCGCTACTTGATTCATCAGATTCAGTTTTATTTGAGTCTAATGATTCTGTATTTGATGACCTAGAAGAGCATGACTCTGAATTAGTTGTTTCATTTTTGCTTGTATTATAATTACTTGATTTAGTAGATGATTTATCTAAAATATCTAGGTTTTCATATGTTAATTCTAATTCTTCTTGTATTAAAGATTTGGTTTCTAAGCAACTTTGTTGTACACTATTTAAATCAATACTATTTAAATCAATACAATCTAAGTCGACACTATTTAAATCGACACTGTTTAAGTCGACACTATTTAAGTCTTCTATGTTTAGGTCATTTGTTATATCATTAGTTTTATTATCATTTATTAATAATGTTTTTTTATATTTATTAGTTTTGCAAAATAGATTTTTCATTTTTTCGCTTGCTTCAACCTTAAATAAATTATCTCTATATTTATGAAAATGGTCTGATTCATTTAAAAATTCTAAATCTTCAGAAATATTGACTTTAAAACTATTTTTTATTCCTAAAAATGCACCATAATAATTTAATCCATTATAAAAACTATAATTATTCAATAAGCAACTAGATAAAAAAGAAAAAAAACCATCAATATATGCTGAGTTATTTGGATCCAATATTTTTTTATACTTTTTATGATATTCGCTATTACTATTTATATGATCATTGCTATAAAATTTAGGTAATTCTAAAATATTATAGCTATTATCATATTTACCTAACATATATTTAATTGGATCTATTAATGGACTAAACTTTATAAAAATGTTTTTGTTACATTTATTATTACATATATCACATATTTCGCCTGTAAATTTGTTATAATTAATTTTTTCTAATATATTTTCTAATTTATAGCTATTATTTAAGTTAATAGCATTGTAATTGTTGCTATTTAAATCAAAATAATTATTATACAATGGAAAATAATTTTGGACATCTGTTATATCTAAAAAATTATTATTGCTAATTGTTTCAAAAAGTTGCTTGTTATTGTTTTTTCTATAGTTTAATTCCATTTAATAAATTAAAAATACTTATTTTTTCTATTTATAACACAAATAATATTTTTAAATATTAGTAAATATTAGTAAATATTACTAAATATTAGTAAATATTACTAAATATTACTAAATAGATTATTTAGTTTAAATAATATTTAGTTTAAATCTTAGATTATATAATATTATTAATAAACAATAATGACATTAGAATTAAAAAAATTTGATATTAAAACTATTAGTTTTAGACCAGATGAAAACAAAGGTCCTGTAATTGTTTTAATTGGTCGTCGTGATACAGGTAAATCTTATTTAGTTAGAGATCTTCTTTATTATCATCAAGATATACCAATAGGAACTGTTATTAGTGGAACTGAAGCAGGTAATGGTTTTTATGCTGAACATGTTCCCAAACTTTTTATTCACGATGAATACAATACTGCTATTATAGAAAATATTTTAAAGCGACAAAGAACGGTCATGAAACAAATAAGAAAAGAAGTAGAGGTTTATAAAAAATCTAATATAGACCCTAGGGCATTTGTTATTTTGGATGACTGTTTGTTTGATGCAACTTGGACTAAAGATAAAATGATGAGATTATTATTTATGAATGGGCGTCATTGGAAAATAATGCTTGTTATTACTATGCAATATCCTTTAGGTATTCCTCCAAATTTACGTACAAATATTGATTATGTTTTTATTTTACGTGAACCATATATAGCAAATAGACGAAGAATTTATGAAAATTATGCTGGTATGTTTCCAACATTTGAAAGTTTTTGTCAAGTTATGGATCAATGTACAGAAAATTTTGAATGTTTAGTAATAAATAATAATGCAAAATCCAATAAATTACAAGACCAAATTTTTTGGTATAAAGCAGACCATCATAAAACGTTTAAATTAGGTTCAAAAGAATTTTGGGAAATTAGTAAAAATTTAGACTCTGATAATGAAGAAGAAATGTATGACCCAAATATAAGAGATAAGAAAAAAGGACCAAAGATTAATGTACGCAAAACAAAATGGTAATAATTAATTTATAATATTTTTCAATAAATATTATAAATATTAATAATAGTTGTATTTTCTTTTAATTAGTCAATATTTTTAGGAGTTTCAGAAATAGACTCTAATTTTTCTTGTGTCGTTGTTTTTTCTGCACGTTCTTTTTGTCTTTCTAATAGTTCCCCTAAACCATGATCATTATCTTTCTTTCTTCCTACAATAATATCTTCGGCTTCAAATAATTCTTTACGCAAATCAGCAGTAGATACATCATCATCTTCCTTGTCACCAAAAAGCAAGTTTTTACCAGGAACATCCATTCTATCCGCATTTATTAAATTGCCCTCTTCATCTATTGTTTGCATTAACTTATTGCCTTCTTTTTGAGCTTTAGCAATATTTTCTTGAATTGCTTTCTTTTTACTTTCTTTTACACGTTCTTTAAATTGCTCTTTAGAAATTTCATCATTTTTCTTCTTATGACTCATAAGTTCATTTAAATCTTTTTCTAAATATTCAACGCGTCCTGTTTTATATGCTTCTGGATGAAAAGGCATCCACATACCAACTGCTCCTACATAAACATCATGATTTACATCTAGTTCTCTTAACATCTTGCATCTCATTTCTGCTTCTTCTTGTGAACCAAATACCCCTCGCACTTTAATACCTCTTGTATTTGTTTGAAATTCATGTAGTTCATTATATTCTTTTTGTAATTGTTCTTCTTTAGCATCAATAAATGTTTTATATTCATCATCTAAAGTAGTTAAAAATAGATTCTCTCTTTCTTCTTCTACAAACTCCTCCATATCTTTGCTTAATTTATTGAAATCTAAATTGTATTTGTATGCTAAAAAATTTAAAAATTGTGTGTATTTTTCAAAAGTTTTTTTAAACTCAAAGTTCTTTAGAAATTTTTCAAAATAAAATAATTCTTTATTTTTAATATGGTCTTCAGGAGAGATAAAACTTAGACACACATATTTTTGACCACTTAAAGGTTTATCTTCATCTAATAGATCTACATATTTTGCTTTTTCTAGGTCGTTTACCGATTTATCTTTGTCTTTAGATTTATCTTTGTCTTTAGATTTAGAAGATTTTTTATTAAACATTTTATAAAATAGTATTTTAATATAATTTTAAGTATTTTATTTAAAGATTATATTAAATAATTATAATTATAATTTAACATATTTAATTAAAATTTAACAAACTTTAATTAAAATTTAACAAACTGTTAATAATTAAATATGTTAAATTTTAATTTATATATTTAGGTAAAAATTTATATATTTATAATTAATTAAAAAATATATAAAATTGTGTATAAATATAATTTTTTTCTTGAGTATTATTATAAAACAAAATGAATTTCAGTATGGGTGAATTAGTAAAAAGAGCTGTAAAATATTTAATTGAAGGTTTGATGGTTGCAATTGTTGCTTTTGTCATTCCACAAAAACCATTGAAAGTGGAAGAAATTGCTATTATTGCTTTAATGGCTGCTGCAACATTCTCTATATTAGATACTTTTATTCCTACAATGGGTGTAAGTGCTAGATCTGGTGCTGGTTTTGGTATTGGTGCTAACTTGGTTGGTTTCCCCAGAATGTAAATGTTATTCAATAAAAATTAATATAAAGATTTTTAAAATATATAAAAATGTTATACTTTATATATTTTATAACTTAAGTAAAAGTTGTTTCCATAAAGGTTATGAATTAATTACATTTAACTAATAATTTTTTACCAATAATTTGTAAACACTACATAGCAAAAAGTAACAAATTTTTCGTTTTAGTATGAAAATATATTTACTAATAATAATATGATTAGAATCAAACCTTTAGTAGGTATTTTAGCAACACCTTATATAAAAAATAATATTTCAAATGAAATATTTTTAAAAGAAAATTTAATAACTTTTTTAGTGCAAAATTCAATCGATTATATTATAATACCATATACTATTACAAAATTTGAATTAAATAAAATATTACCTCGCTTAGATGGTTTATTATTTCCAGGAAGCCAAGTAGGTAATTTATATGACAACAAATTTATAAAGCAACATTTTTCAATACAAAAATATATAGTTAAAAAAATCAAATTATTTGCTAATGCTAATATTATAATACCAATATTAGCAATATGTCATGGTTATGAAAATATGATTTTAATTGAAAAAAAATATAATTTAACAAATAAAAATATTAAAAATACTTTTACAAATGTAGAAGCATATAATGAATATAAAACAATACCAAAATTTAAAAATAGCAAATTGGGAAAATTATTTAAAAAGAATTTTAATAAAACTAAAAAATTAACACATAATAATAAATTAGCATTACATCAAAAAGATAAAATAAAAAATTATGAAATTATTGCTACTAGTTTAGATAAAGATAATAAAGAGTTTATAGATATAGTAAAGCACAAAAAATACCCATTTTTTGGATATCAAGGACATCCAGAAATAGACAATACAAAACTATTTTTACCTTTTGTTAATTATGTTAATGTTAGTTATAATAATAAAAAATTAAGCAATAAAATATATACTAATTTTAATTTAATTAAATTAAAATCTAGAAAAGTTGTATGTAAAAAATATAACTTGGCAAAAACAATAAAACACGGAAAATGTATATTTTATAAAATTTAATAGTTTTTTTGTTTCTTTGTATGTTTACTATTATATTTCATATTTTTCTTTGATTTACTTGTTATTTTATAATCTTCTTTCGGTATGTATCTAAAAAAATTAATATTATATAATTTTGAATTGCGTAATACTTCATTTTTTCTAATTTTTGCATATAATTTTGCTTTTTCTTCTCTCATATCCTCTAGTGTTTTTTGCTTGCCATAGCATAATACACTAAATCTTCGTAATAACCCTTTTTGTTGCAGACGATTTTTTAATTGGACTTTAAATAAATATTCAGCAATGCATAATAATCTATTTTCATCATAATATGGTCTATTTGCATATATAAATATTAAATAAAAACTTAATATAGTATCTATTGATGCTACTTTTATTTTTTGTCCATTAATATTTATTAAATTATAACTGTGACAAGCAGTTGGTTTATAAATAAATGCTATTACATCATTATTTACAATAATTTCATAATGAACATCAACATATTCACCTATTGGTTTTTTTTTAAATATTTTTACATTTTTATAACCTTCATAATGTAATTGTTCTTTTAAAATAGTAGCACTTGATTCGGGATTTTCACTTAATACATCAAAATCAGGAAAATTAGAAACTTGTTTTCTTTCTTTTTGTGGCATGTATTTACTATATAAGGTTGATGCGTAGCCTCCAAAAAAAACTAAACCTTGATTAATAAATGAATTTTTAGTTATTTCATATATATTGTTTTGGTCCTCTTGTTTTCCTTCATATTTTCTTTGAAAATCTTGCTTATCACAAGACTCGCCTTTAAGTGGATAATTTTTATTTAATAATATAATGCGTTTTAATATTTTTTCCCATCTAGATACATCTCCCATAGGGCGAGATAATTCAACATACATTGCCATACGTAGAAAATTAGGCGGGCAATAATTAATTCCATTAATTTTTATTGCTTTTTTAGAAATATTTTGAAACAATTTATAATCTAATAAAGTAATATCGGCAATTGGTACAAAATTAACAAATACTTTATATGTTCCACTATGAACTCCTGATTTTGCCTCTACTTCTTCATAACCTGCTTTATAATATATATTTGCTAAATCTCGTGCATATTCCATAGCATAAGGAGAAAAAAAATCATAATCAGGTATTTCAATGTTTTTATTATAAAATCTGTATTGTTCTGGTAGAATATTATTTACTGCAGTTCCACCATAACATAAAATTTTATGCGTTCGCAAAAAAGTTTCTAAAATTTCAATAACATTTTTTATAGTATCTGATTGCACTAATTTGGTTCCAATAATATATGTTGCATTATCTATAGCATTTCTCAATATTTTTAATTCTTTTTCTTCATATGATTCTTTCATACTAAAATATATATTATAATTATATAATATATAATATAAAAATATAATATAATAGTTATCAATATTTATCTTCTACTAAATTGACTATTTAATCTTCCTGTTATATCTTGTGATGAATAATTATTTAAACTTACGCTAGAAGTAATTTCAAGACTGTCAGGAATAACATTTAATAATCTTGCTTCTTTCATTTTAAAAGAAAAATTTGATGCAAGAGTAAATTCATTATTGTATCCAGTTAAATTGCTATCTAAATTTTGATGCTTCATACAAATTGCTTGGCATCCATTTACAAAACAAATAACAGAATCATAATTTTTGATTGAATTATCTAAATTTGGCAATACTATTGTAAATTTTTTTTTAGTATCTTCAATAAATTGTGCATTGCCATTTTTAATAGTTATTTCATTATATCTATATGTATTACAATATAAACTTTTACCTTTTAAGTTAATATAATTTTTCAATTTTATTAATTTAGGATTTATAATAATATTAGGTTCAGGATTAAAATCACATATAATAATAACTTTTCTATATAATTCTGTCATTTTAACGCTTAATACAGAAGCATCTTTATATCCTTGCAATAATGTGAAATTTGAATTAATACTTCTATCTAAATATTCTTCAAATAAATCACCCATCTTTTCTAACATAGTTAAATTTGTACTCATTACTCTAAAATTTAATATTAATGGGTCATTAGAGCATAGTGTTTTTTCACCATCAAAAGCATTTTCTATTATTGTATTTAATACTTCGCTTAATAATAAAGCATTATATGTTTCTTTAATATAATTACTATTTGCTGTAGATGAAGCAATAATAGGATCATTATTATATGAATAAATCTCAAAATCTAGAAACCTGCACCCATTACCAATACATTTTTCTAAAGCACATATAGCAACAAAATTATTTTTATATCCATCTCCACAACAACAATTATATGCACTTTTAACATTATAATTAATTAATGTATTATTTGAATTATCAAAAATACTTGAAGCACTTGATTTCATATTATTGCCATTATTAAAAAAAGACTGATTTGTTAGTTTCGGATAATATATTTCTAATTTAGTGCATGATTTTTCTTTTAATCCTAATCTATCAAAAATCCATCCAACTAAAACTAATAATAATAAAATAATAACTCCTAGTGTTATAATTAAATTTTCTGATTTATTTAACTTATCAATAAATGTAGGTTTAGTTGATGCCATACTAATAATAATTATAATTAGTATATATTTTAATTACTATAAAAAAATTAAAATATATTATGACATAAATAAAAATTATAATGTTATATTAATTAATATTAATGGCAGGTGGATTATTAAATTTAATAGCACTAGGAAATCAAAATATTATTTTGACTGGTAATCCAACTAAAAGTTTTTTTAAATCAACATATTCTAAATATACAAATTTTGGATTACAAAAATTTAGAATTGATCAAGTAGGACAAACTGAATTAGATCTTACAAAAATTAGCAAATTTAGTTTTAAAATTTTACGCTATGGCGATTTACTAATGGATATGTATTTAGTAGTAAAATTACCAAGAATATGGAGTCCAGTTTTAAAATATAACAATGAATATAGACCATATGAGTTTAAATGGATTAAAAATATTGGTTGCCAAATAATTAAAGAAGTCAATATAACAATTGATGGTACAACAATACAAAAATTTAGTGGTCATTATTTACAAAATATTGTAGA